AAATAGCAGCTAAAGTAAAACCGTATAGGAAAAAAACATGAGACAATATCTTAAGCGTCTTTTATGTGCGATACTTAATAGGGCTTGTCCCTGCAACAAATGTGAATGTGAGTAGGGAACAAGAGTTGCAGCTGAGCGTTCCCGTGCTAAACGTTACACAAAGCCTCAGTGGAAAGCTATGTCTCCTACAGAACGTATCAAACTAGGATTACCTAGGCGTTCATTGGGTGTTCAGTTTAAAAACTGATTTCTAAAATAAAGACAAGGACAAAGCCGTATGGTACGTCAGTTAACAGACAAGCAACAAAAGTTCTTAGACGTTCTTTTTGATGAAGCACAAGGTGACCCAATTAAAGCAGTTAAGCTTTCTGGGTACGCTGAAGGTACGTCTGCATCTTCGGTAACAGGTTCCTTAATAGATGAGATTGCAGAACTAACTAAAAAGTTTATTGCACAATCATCTACTAAGGCTGCTTATACTATGTTTAGTGTAATGGCTGATCCAACAGACCTAGGTGTTAAAGAAAAGATGCTTGCAGCTAAAGACATCTTGGATCGTGCAGGCTTTACTAAAACAGATAAGGTAGAAGTAAAGACCTCAGAACCTCTCTTTATTCTGCCCTCTAAGGAGTCTGATGAGTAAAAGAGCAAGTAAAGCAGAATATCCAGATAAGGTAGAGTGGAGGATACCTTTGAGAGGAGAGATGGGCGAATGGTATCCCATCATACGAATAGGACGACACATACCCTTTGGATATAAACAAGACGAGGATGATCCAGATCTTCTTATTCCAATTCCAGAAGAACTAGAACTTCTAGAAAAAGCAAAACTCTTTCTTAATGAATACAGTGTTAGGCAAGTAGCCATCTGGTTATCCAAGCAGTCAGGTAGAAAGATCTCACATGTAGGGTTATATAAACGTGTCCGAATCGAAGAAAAGAGGCGCAGGTCGTCCAACAACTCTAGGCAATATGCCAGGCGGTACAAAGAGGCAGCAGCCAAAGCGGAGAAAATCGAAAAGCAACGTATCGGAGGTAGGGCCACAAGAACTATTGAAGGACGACAAAACTGGGAAGACGTTAACCCTTGGGTCGAAGAAGACACCAGCGACAGTTAAACCAGCACCTTTCGATGTTGAGGTTGCACAAGAAATTATCTTTCAACCTAACGCAGGACCACAGACTAGGTTTCTAAGTGCTACTGAACAAGAGGTTTTGTATGGCGGTGCGGCGGGTGGTGGAAAGAGCTATAGCTTAGTTGCTGACCCTGTTCGCTATCTGAATAACCCCAATGCTAGTATGCTTCTAGTTCGTCGTAGTACTGAAGAACTAAGAGAACTTATCTCAGTCTCTAAACAACTCTACCCCAGAGCAATACCTGGAATTAAGTTTATGGAGAGGGACAAGACATGGATAGCACCAAGTGGAGCTACACTATGGATGTCTTACCTAGATCGTGACGATGACGTTATGAGATACCAAGGTCAGGCTTTTAACTGGATTGGCTTCGATGAGTTGACGCAATGGGACTCAAGCTACGCATGGACATATATGCGCTCAAGATTACGTACCACTAAAGCATCAGGGTTACCTCTCTACATGAGGGCAACGAGTAACCCAGGTGGTCCTGGACACCAATGGGTTAAACGTACTTTTATTGATCCATCTGAGCCAGGTCATTCATACTGGGCTACAGATGCAGAAGGTGAAGTAATTCGTTGGCCTAAGGGACACACCAGAGAAGGGGAACCACTCTTTAAAAGAAAGTTTATTCCTGCTACTTTGTTTGATAACCCATACCTTTCAGACGATGGTATGTACGAAGCTAACCTACTCTCTCTACCTGAGCACCAAAAAAGACAACTACTTGAAGGTGACTGGGATATTAACGAGGGAGCAGCTTTTTCTGAGTTTAACAGGAAGATTCACGTAATAGAACCCTATGACATACCTTCTAATTGGACTAGGTTTAGGGCATGTGACTACGGGTACGGATCTTACACAGGAGTTGTTTGGATTGCTATAGCACCAGACGAACAGTTAGTTGTTTATAGGGAACTATATGTATCTAAAGTTTTAGCTACAGACTTAGCAGAAACTATTTTAGAACTTGAATCATCAGAAAAAATAAGGTATGGTGTTCTCGACAGTTCTTTGTGGCACAAACGGGGAGACACAGGGCCAAGCCTAGCAGAGACAATGATTATGAAAGGATGTCACTGGCGTCCATCTGATAGATCAAAAGGTTCACGTGTCGCAGGTAAGAATGAAATACACAGACGATTACAGGTTGATGATTTCACAGAAAAGCCAAGGATAGTTTTCTTTAACAACTGCACTAATACAATAGCACAGCTACCCTCTATTCCTCTTGACAAGAATAACCCAGAAGACGTAGACACTAAAGCAGAAGATCACCTTTATGATGCGCTACGCTACGGAGTAATGACAAGACCAAGGAGTAACTTGTTTGACTTTGATTCAGCTGATCAAAGAACAGGTTTTCAGGCAGCTGACCCTAAATTTGGATACTAGACTAAGGATCTACTATGGAAGAAAATGAAATCTTGAATGAAGAAGTAAGTATGGATGATGCTGAAGTGTCTTTCATTGAAGATTCTGAAGAGGGTCTTGGTACAGACGAACCCGTTGGGTCTATAGTACAGTATGTTCAACAACGTTTTTATAAAGCAGAGGAAGCTAGGTATACTGAAGAGCAGCGTTGGATTAAAGCTTACAGAAACTACAGAGGTATATACGGACCAGACGTTAGCTTTACTTCAACTGAGAAGTCTAAAGTATTTGTTAAAGTAACTAAGACAAAAGTTCTTGCTGCATATGGTCAGATAGTAGAAGTTCTCTTTGGTGCTAACAAGTTTCCAATTAGTATTAACCCTACTGTACTTCCTGATGGTGTAGTTGAAGCTGTCCACATTGAAACAGACGACAACATCAAGAAGATGGAATCTGGTGAGCAAGTAGATATACCTAAGTTAAATCCAGGTGAAACATTTCCTGAGTTTCAAGAACGTCTTGCTGGCTTAAGAAATAAACTTGAGCCCCTAGGTGATAAAATTAAAGAAGGTGAAGGATCTACACCCACCCAAGTTACTTTCCATCCTGCTATGGTCGCAGCTAAGAAGATGGAAAAGAAAATACATGACCAGCTAGAAGAGTCTAACGCACGTAAAGAACTACGTACAACAGCCTTCGAGTGTGCATTACTTGGCACAGGTATCATGAAGGGTCCATTCGCAGTAGATAAAGAATATCCTAACTGGTCTGAAGAAGGCGACTACGAACCCGTAATAAAAACTGTACCTAAGTGTTCTTCTGTATCTACTTGGAATTTCTATCCAGACCCTGACGCTATCAACATGGATGATGCAGAGTATGTTGTGGAGCGTCACAAGATGTCTCGAACACAACTACGTGCACTAAAGAAACGTCCCTTCTTTCGTGAAAATGCTATTGATGCAGCTGTATCTATGGGTGAGTCCTACACTAAAGAGTGGTGGGAACAGATCATGGAGGACGAAGCTAATGAGTCTAAGGCAGAACGCTATCAAGTACTTGAGTTCTGGGGTAACGTAGACGTAGATCTTCTTAAAGATCAGAAGGTAGATGTCCCTGAAGAATTAGAAGAGTACGATCAAGTATCCGTAAATATCTGGACCTGTAATGGTCAGGTTCTACGTCTTGTTCTAAATCCTTTTACGCCTTCTTATATACCTTACTACTCAGTTCCTTATGAGGTAAACCCTTACAGCTTGTTTGGTGTAGGTATAGCTGAGAATATGGATGACACGCAGACCCTTATGAACGGCTTCATGCGTATGGCGGTGGATAATGCTGCTCTATCAGGTAACCTAATAATTGAGGTTGATGAGACCAACTTAGTGCCAGGTCAAGATCTATCAGTATACCCAGGAAAAGTCTTTAGAAGACAAGGGGGCGCACCAGGACAAGCCATCTTCGGCACTAAGTTTCCCAACGTATCAAACGAGAACCTACAACTTTTTGACAAGGCCAGAGTACTTGCTGATGAGAGCACAGGCTTTCCTTCTTTCGCACACGGTCAGACAGGTGTGTCAGGTGTAGGACGTACAGCTTCTGGTATCTCAATGCTTATGTCTGCTGCCAACGGTAGTATTCGTAACGTAGTTAAGAACGTAGACGACTATCTCCTTGGCCCACTAGGTAAAGCTTTCTTTAACTTCAACATGCAGTTTGACTTTGACCAAAACATCAAGGGTGATCTAGAGGTTAAGGCTCAAGGTACTGAGTCACTGATGGCTAACGAAGTAAGGTCACAACGCTTAATGCAGTTCCTGCAGGTTACACAGAACCCAGCCCTAGCTCCGTTTGCTAAGATGGACTACGTAATGCGTGAGATTGCTAAGTCTATGGACCTAGACCCAGACAAGGTAGTCAACTCAATGGCTGACGCTAAACTACAGGCAGAGTTGTTTAAAGAGTTTAGAGAGCAGAACCCAGAGCCTGCAGCACCACAAGAGGGTGTTCCAGCGCAGCCTAGCCCTAAGGGGGCACCAGCGGGTGCTCAGGTGCAGGATACGTCTGGGGCAGGGGGAGGTACTATAGGTACTGGTACAGCCCCTCAGCCAGGAGAACAGGGCTTCTCAGGCAATACAGGTGAAGGTGCTGCATGAAAAATCTAAAGGCTCTAGTAAATGATAAACCTCTGTGGGACTCCTTTCTTGAGGAGATGGATACTAGGTTGGCTGACACACACAGGGCTATGGAACAAGCAGACGATTCTCACACCCTATACCGTCTTCAAGGTCAAGCTACTGCCTTGCGTAAACTAAAGCAACTTAGGGACTACGTAAATGACGGCACCTGAAACTTCACTCAGACCTAAAGCTAGAAATTTATCTGAAAAAGATAAGTTTTTGGCACCCTTAGAATCTGTACGTCCAGTATCTAGATCTGATGCACAAGATAAAAAAAATCAAATGAACGAAGCCTTCGGCAACTTAGAGTTTCGTGCTGATATGGACAAACAACTTTCTTGGAATCCATTAGCTAGGCTTGGATTTAATCCTAATAAAACTAAAGTTTTAAGAACAAACAAATCTGCAGTTG